GGCAGATACTCCTTGATGATCTTAGTCTTGATGCCAGTATCCTTTAACATTTCACCAGCAGCTTCGTTATAAGTCTTTTCCTCAATGAGCCTTAGCTTATTCTCTGCCGTATTGTCTCTGTCCTCGATCAAAAGAGATAAGTCGCTGTTGGCTTTACTTAAGTCGCCATCCTTTCCTGTAAGTCCTGCGATGTCGTTTTCGAGATTTCGTATCTGTCCTTGGAGCCGTGTGATCGTGTTATTGTTAGAAGATACAGATGTTCCTTTCTCTCTGATCGACTCCGAAATGTCAGTGAGCCGTTCAATAGTCGATTCCACAGAAGCTGACTCTGAAGTGGCATGGTCCATTGCGTCTTTAAGTTCCCTCGCCCTTTCCTGTGCGGATTTAAGTTTCTCTGATCTGACACTTTCACTAATATCTTGGGAACATGTTGGGCACGTTTCATTGTCTTCATAAAACTTCGCGTCTTTAACGACTGAGCGAATCTGCTGTTCGAACTGCGCCTTGTATTGGAGGATTGACTGTTTCTTGTTGTTCGCTTTGCTGAGTTGTTCATGCAGCCCTTCTCCTTCCTTTTCGATTTCATTGGTAAGACTCGTGTTTTCTTTCTGTAAGGTTTCAATCTCGCTCTGAGCAGTCTCAATTTGACTGCGCTTATCTTTGATTTGACCATCATTTAACTCCGTGATGTCTCTGATGTACTTTCGCTGAAGACCAACCTTTTCCTTTAGAAGTTCTAGTTGATAGTTCGAGTCGTTAATGTTTTCCTTTAGCTTACCGTTTCTTTCTTTCAGGATTTGATTCATTTTACTGAATACCTGAATGTCGAGTAGATCCTCAATGACTTCACGACGAATGTGAGCAGGTAACTGCATAAAAGGAATAAACGAAGATGAACCTAAAACAACAATTTGATGAAAGGATTTATGGTTCAGTTTTAAGATGTTTTGTTCTAAGTATCTTTGGTAATCTCTTGCCATTGATGCTTGATTGATCATATTTCCGTTTTGCCAGATCTCAAACTTATTTGGTTTGATTCCTCGAACTACTTTGAATTTATGAACGCCAATCTCGAACTCAACCTCAACCATCGCATTCTTTCCGTTGATTGAGTTGACCAATTGCATTTTATTGATATCACGGTGAGCCTTACCAAACAATCCAAACGAGAGTGCATCAAGCAGAGTTGATTTGCCTGCTCCGTTTTGACCTACGATAAGAGTTGATGGAGATCGATCCAACTGAACACTTAGAAACTTATCACCGGTAGATAGAAAGTTTTTCCATCTTACGTTCTTAAACATAATCATTATAAGATCTCCGCATTCTGAGCTTCGATGTAAAGACCTCGCATAAGTCCTTTCATGCGTTCCTTATCCAAATCAGTCTCAACCGACTCAACATATGTATCTAACAGCTCAGTGGTATCCTCAACCGAGATCTCTTCGTCGCTAACATTCTCACCTAAGAACTCATCAAACGTTTCAGCAATTTTTAGTTCATGATGGTCAACTTGCTGAACACGATCAATGAAACGATCAAACAGAAAAGGATCCTTTTTGTTGATAACGACAACCTTTACGAATTTGTTCTTCAGCTTATTTACATCGTATTGTGAGTAATCGGTTTTCGTGTCATCATATAGAACCTTTTCAAAGATCGTAATAGGATTACGCACTGGTGTAATTTCACGAGTCTCTGTGTCAATCACATGAAAGAATTTAGGATCACCCGCATCCGCCCAGGTAAACTCCATTTGAGATCCAAGATACTGAACGTTTCCTTGTTGTGATTTAGTATGGAAATGCCCAGTCAGAACCGATTCAAATCTTCTAAAAACTGAAGGATCCATACCATGCGTGTTTTGAACTCCTTTCATCATTTCGAATCCAGTCAACTCAAGATGAGCGCCAACCCATGAAGCATCACACTTCTGTAAGAATTTAATGGTTTCAGTATAGTTCTCGTTATTGATCCATGGAACCAATGCGATCTTTAGACCGTCGTAATCCATCACTTTTGGTTTCATAACGATGTTTACGTTTGAGGTAAAATGACCTAAGAGTTCCTTAAGAGAACAAAGCTGATTCGTGTTCTTATAGTATACGTCATGGTTACCAGGAATGATATCCATTACGATTCCGTTATCTCGCATATACTCAAGAAACGTTTTACGATTTTGATTCAATGCCTTAAAGTTGACATACTTACGATGATCGTAGTAGTCGCCCAGGTGTAGAATCTGTGTGATATCGTGTTCTTTCAAATAAGGAAAGAATACTTCTTTATAGAATTTATCTTGATAGTCTAAGAATATGTCTGAGCTATTTCTGATACCGCAGTGAGTATCATTCAGAACTGCTATTTTCATAATATGTGGTTATCCCATGAATAGTTCAACGCCTTTGCGCTGTTTTTCTTTCTTAGTCGTTTTCTCTTCTTTTGAGAATTCTTTGATCTGTTTGTCGTGATCCCTGACCTTATCAATACGATCCCTCAGTTGATCAACAAAGGCACGACCGACATCATTCGCCATCGTCTCATCGCCTTCGGCAACAAAATCTTCAACTCCTGCTCTTTCAATGAATCTGAATTTGATGTCCTGCTGTCGTTTTTCCTTGGCGAGTCTGCGAAGAAAAGCATAATAGCAGATCTGTGTAAAATAAGAAAAGGCGTTGGGATTACCTGTTCTCGTTTGAGTATCAATATTAAAATTCGTTACTGCTTTGAGACAGTTCTCAACGGCGTCCATCACCATCTCTTCACGATAGGTGTAACGAATAAAATTTGATTTGTGGGAAAGACCTTCTGCAATCTTAAGAAAGCATTCGGCAATATAGTCAGGAACGATAGGTAATGGATCTCCCTTTTCTTCTGCGGATCGAACAGTTTTTACGTATTCGACAACAGCTGAAGAGAAATCCCTATTGTTCACATAGTGTGGTTTTTGCTTTGGTTTTACTTTTTCCATGATATACTCCTAGAATATATTGTTAGTATTATACACTAACTCGTAGGCAATGTAAATAGTTAATTTAATTTATTTTTTTTCTTTTTTCCTATTTACATATAGTCAGATCTGTGTTATAATTAATTGTACCGCCGGGAGCCAGGGATATACTAGTTTAATGTAACGTACTAGTTTTTGATTCCAGCATATTTTCTAACTCATCGAGCTCATCGTCAGTAGCATCCAGAGTATTATCGTCCTTAACCATTAGATCCGTACGTTCAGGATCATCTTCATAGTCCATACACATACGAATATAACGTTCCTTGATATCATCATCGCACTCAACGTGTGATACGATATGCATAGGATTCAGAGCACATACTTCGGATTTTGCGAGTGGTTGCCATTTCGTAAAGATAAAAGCCTGAGTCTCATCCTTCATTACGCTATGAAGTTCCATCGGAGACTCAAGTATAATCATACTCTTTTCCTCGCCTTGTACATAAGAAACGAGTTCTTCTCCAGACGCCAATTTGAAATGGCGAATGTTTACGTCTTCTAATTCATTCATATCGGCACCTCATATATCTTGAAATCAAATTTCTCTTTACTATATATTTTAATTCTTTCAGCGGCATGGTTCAACGTGTAATTTTTGTTTTTGCGCCAATGGAGGTCGTCAGCGAGATCGTAGAGTGTCGTTTCTCTGTCGTCGTCTGACTTACGTAAACCTCGTCCGATCGACTGAAGAACACGGATCTGAGATTTAGAAGGAGAAGCAAATATAATATTATGAAGATTACGAATATTAATCCCCGTAGAAAATGTTCCAAGGCTAGCAACGATAACAGCATTCTTTTCTCCTTCCGTAATCTTACGGATTTGTTCTCTTGAATCAACATCGGTCGATCCTGATACGAAAAAGATCTTACGGCGTTTATGGGCCTTATCCTTTATCATATCATATAAAGGTTTACCATGCTTTTCGACATATTGAAACAGAACAAGAGTATTACCGTCCTGGTCCAGCGCCAAATTCGATATGAATCTATTTCTCGGTTCGTGTGAGACAATAAAATCCAATTCTTCTTGGTACTTAGATTTATTTATTAGTTTACAAAGTTCGTCAGAATACTTTAGTAATAGAACATTGATCTTAAGATCGGCAAGAGCTCCGTCGTCCATTAACTTTCGTGTTGTCGTAACGTAGTATGCTGGTCCAAACAATCCTTCCAGGACAAGCTTATGGGTTTGCGTCCCATCAAGAGTACCAGTGGTACCAAAACGATATTCAGCATCACGAAGCTTAGTAAGTATGGAGGTAAGAGACTTAGCCTTAAAATTGTGAGCCTCGTCGCCGATAACACAGCCGAATTGTTCGAACCAGTGTCCTGGGAGTTTATAGATCGATTGCCAAGTGGATATAACGACTCGTTCTTTGTCGACCAACTTAGGTCTTCCAGAGTATATCCTGTGACAAGTCGCATCATTATCGAAACCGTCATCGTATGCAGAGTAGTCAGCGAAGTCAGAATACATTTGTTCAACCAACGAGGTTGTCGGTACAATAATAAGGATCCGTTTATCGTGATTTGTAAGGTACCATCGAAGTAGACTATATATGATGAGCGACTTTCCGGATGCTGTAGGTGAAACAAGTAAGGCACGCTTTTTAGACAGACCGTGCCGTATTGCATCAAGCTGATAGTCGCGATGTTCAATTTTCTTATCCTTTGAGGTCAGAGTAAAATCATTAATGAAAGAAAGGTCAGCCTCTTCCTCAACTTCTGGATAGCCATAGTATGCATCATGCTCGAGCTCAAGTTGATAGTTACGTTCAGGTACTGCGGCAAACTCTTTTAGATACGCATACAGTCCAGCATACAATTCTTTTGTGTTTGAGTTATATAAGCGAATCTTACCATCCCACATTTTATTCTTATAGGAAGGCATAAACTTATATCCTGGAACATAAAACGTGAAAAAGTCAGTCAGCTCATTGAGCGCTGAAGATGGACCATCAACCGTCATGTATGCGTGATTCTTTTTCTTTACCTTAAGTATGTCTGGCACTGGTTAGATTCCTGACGTGAATTTCCGCCATTCAATCATGTTCTTAATGTTCTGATGTCTCCACTTAATGTTCTCCATGATTTCTTGAAGAGTGTCAATCAGAGTTTTAAGATACTCGATGCGAGCGGTAGCTTCTTGAATTTCTTTGTCCGAATCGTAATAGTAGTCCATCTCACCTTTAAGGATCTTTAGTCCATCTGTAGGATCGTACGACCATCCTAATTCATCCATTTGTTGTTTTGACATTTTTCCATTATACCAAAGCCACTTATTCTTAAGCAGCACCTTAAACTCCAGTTCCTTCTTGCGAAGCTGAAGTTTATTTACTGAAAGAAGCTCTAGGTATTTTGAATGGAGTTTTGCTGATTGCTGACTTGCGGTATCAAGGTTCATCTCGTCAATCGGAGAGTCCTTTTTCCACATTTCAAGTATGTCATCAAGTTGCATTATGTACCTCAAGGAGTTCAATATGTTGTATAGAATTATCTATACGATCTTAAAGTAGGAGTAATTGAATGTTACGTTACCAATTAGATACTCAACGTCAGTCGCTGATGCATCAAATGGTAGTGATGATAGGTTAGTCGGATATGCGTCAATGAACTTAATCTCACGAGCAATGTTATTGTGTGAGTTCAAAATAACGAGTGACATATCTCTTTGCTTGCGTACGCCTTCATCATTCTCTGTTACTAGACCAAGAATCCAATCATGAATCTCTTTGTAGTTAATCAGATCCTCATCAATCAAAAAAGTCATTTCAAATTGACCATACTCTACTTTATCAGGCGCAGCAGTGATGTTTCTTTGTCTTGTAGCGAACGGTGCACCAGTAACCGAAAGATCAGGTAATGCCACGGTTTGTACGGTATACTGAGCATTCTTGTACTTTTGGTTATCAATTAAGAGGCGAAATCCAGATGGACTCACAAACGTAGTATCGGCAACCGCTAAACTTGTAGCAGCTCCTTCTTGAAAGTTTACATCAATTTCATATGGCATATCTTACCTCCGTACTATTATTTATACGAAAAAAAGAGGGGCCTAAGCCCCTCCCAAAAAGTACTATCGCACTTTATTTTTATTATTAACCCTCACCGAGGATATTGTCTACACGGAAGATTCTGTAATACTGGTTTGCACGAGCAGTACCGATGTCATCCGGTGAAGTTTCTACGAATGGGTTCGCGATCATGCCGTAGCGAGTCTTGAAACCAATCTTAGGTTGGAATGTATTCTCACCAACCGCACGTACCATTGTGAGTGGGACGTATGGGCAGTAGAACATACCAGCATCGTATGGGTTAGCACCACGATAACCAACAGTCAAGTAGTTAACTGAAGCATATGGATCGATGTAGACCTTAATACCACCAGTCAATGTACCTGCGAAGGTATTACCTGTATCGTCAACCGCGAGGTTAGCGTTAGCAGACAATGCAGGAGTGTAGTCCAACATTCCAGAAGCAGAGAGTGCTGCAGCAACGTCAGATGAACACAGGATGAAGTTACCCTTACCGCGACGTGTTTCACGAGCGATTACGTTTGCTTCACGCTGAATCTGTACCAACAGACCCTTGTACTTCTCTACCGACCAACGGCCATCCGCATCAGTATCCAAATCGAAGATACCAGCAGTTGTCAGATCAGCCTGTTGAGCACCAAGCTTCGCACGAGAGTTGATAGTACGTACCATCTCACGGTTGATTTCAGCAAGGATCTCTGCAGAGAGAATGTTTGCCAACTCGGCTTCTGCGTCAAGACCGTGAATTGCCTTCAGATCCTGTGCAAGTTCCATTGTGTACTCAGCCTTGAGTGCACGTGACTTAGCAGTTACAGTCGCTTTGTCGATTGTGAATGACATTTCGCCAAACTCGTTGGTTGATCCATCACCCAGTGCTTCAGCTTGTGCAGTAGTCATACCACCACCGAATCCGAATGTATCGCCAACAGTGTCAGATGCTGAATCGAAAGAATCAGTATCAACAGAGAAGTTAGGCAAAGATGAAGAATCACCGCCGTGCGTACCATTCTTTGGAGTACCAGTAGTACCATTGAATGTGCTAGACGAGTAATCAGTTTCAGCTTCGTTGAACAATGCTTCAGTAGCAGATGTACGAGAAGCGTTGTCGTTGTAGCGTGACTTCATCGCGAAGATCAAGCCTGTTGGGCCTGACATTGGCTGAACACCAGCGATGTCATATGCGATCAGGTTAGGCATAGCACGACGAACGAGTGAGATCAAGATAGGATCCCAGTTGTTGATCGCTCCAGTTCCACCTGAAGTTGAGTTAACAGGAGCAGCTTCGTTCAACTGAAACGATGCTTGCGCACGCTCTTCAGAAAGAGCCTTTTCTGTGTTTTCAAGAACAGCAGCAGTTACCGCCTTCTTGTACTTGTCACCCAGTGCAGGAGCGCCATCGGCCTCGAGTACTGGAGTCCATTTTTCCATTAGATTGTCGGAACCAAACATGTTTAGTTTCTCCTAGAGTTAAGATTTCTTAAGAGCAGCAAGATAACGTTCCATCATTGGAGATACTTCTACCTCGTCAGATGAAGATTCGTCGAGCTGATCTTCTTCTTGGGTTTGTGTTGCAGCTGCAGAACGATTAAAGTATGATTCTTTGATGGTATTCACTTTCGATTCGAAAGATTCAGCATCGCCAAATTCAATATCTTCAACCAATGACTTCAGTTTTTCAGCTTGTGCTTCAGAGAGACCTGCTGCGGATTCAACAATGATTGCTTGACGGCTAAGATCTGCGACCTTTTCCTTCAGACCAATGTTTTTCTCTACTGTGCTATTGAGTTGCTCTTCCAGTTCGTCGACCTTGTTGGCGAGATCGTCAACCAAGTCTGCCTTACCTTCAGGTACCTCAATGTAGTGCTCAGTAAATACACCGTGCAGTGCCTGAATGAACGACTCAGCGATTTCGGTACGGAGACCGTTCTCAATCGCAATCTTGTTCTCTTCCATCCAGTTCTCTACAACGTAGTTAAGGTAACCATCGACCTTTTCAACCAATTCGTTTTGAATGCGAGTTGTTTCTTCAGCAAGTTCTTCGGCATACTGCTCTTCGAGACGATCAACGTGCTCGCCGAGTTTTGCATTCAGAGCTGCTTCAAAAATAACTTCGGCCTTTTCTCTGAACCCTTCTGAAAGAGTTGCTTCGGAATCAACCAGTGCATTCAAGTCTTCGTCGAAATTATTTTCTACGATGGCTTCTTCATCAGTTTCGAAACTTTCGCCACACATAGCTTCGTATGCGGACTTCATTTCATCCTTTTTCATTTTGGACATCTTGTCGTAAGCGGCCTTCAGCATTGCTGCTTTAGTTTTTGGCAGAGATGTTTTTGCTGGAGCAGACTTTTTAATAGTCTTTCCAATTTCATCTGCGGCCTTTTCACCGTCTACTTCCATGTCTGCAGAACCTTTTGCTTTAGGTACTTCAGCCATTTCCTCCAAGAAATCTTCGTCAGAAACTTCAACGTCTTCAACGATTTCATCCTGGAGCTCAACGTCCTCGATGTGATCAGTGTTTTGATCTGTCATGAGTTTTTCTACCCCTATCGAGTTAAAGTTTTGAGAGGAAATCTTTGAAAGCTTTCATCTGTGTTTCCGCTAAGCGGTTAGATGGTGCCCGTTTGATCTCAGTCTCGAACTGTTCAATCTCTTGTGCCTTTAGGATCCCATTGTCCCAAATCCATTCGACCCCCTCCATGATACCATTGACAAATGCCTCTGGAGCTGAAGGGTCTTGAACTATGTCGACGGTTGATAACATAAAATCATCGCTGACCATGTTAACACCATTCTTTTGCACAAGACTACCCATACCACGACTTGAAACACCTAGCTGGCACCCACCATCCATAAGACCTTCAACGATCTTACCCATAGGAGTATCCAAAATAAGTGCTTTACCCACCACATTATTTCCCTCAAATTTGAGATCGGTAATGCGATGAGATACTTTATCCAAGTTAATCGTTGGTCCTTCTGGGTGATTCAACTCACCGACCGCACGACCCTTGGAAACCTGTTCGTTGACGTACTTGTCAACTGCCTTTTCCAGAACTGAACGCGGATACATACGACCGTTACGGTTCTTTTGCTCCGCTTGCATAAAGATTCCCTCGAGCATCACTCTTTTCTTACCGGTTTTTTCTTCGGTAATTGTGGAGTACTCAAGAGAACTCTCAATGTATTCTGAAATAAGCTTCATTATTGATTATCCCAATATGTTTTACTTAACTCGCCTGCTGTCTCAACCGTAGTACCAACACGACGAACCTTAGTATATACTTCATGGCCTTTGAATGTTCTGACTCCGTTTGTCTGTTTTAACCAAAGTGGTCGAAACGGACTACCTACGCCAGGATCAGGAGGGTTGTTGTCGTATTCCCATTGAGGATTGTTTGTGACAGTAACCCAAGCCATCTTATTTTCCCATTAGATCCGTAAAGTCCTTAGCAGCTTTTTCAGCTTCCTTAGCGGACTTAAACTTATCTAACATATCTCCATCTACATAGGCCATGTAGCTTGAACCTTTTTTGGTAACAAGTGCATCATACTTGCCCTTGCCTACCTTAAATTTTTTTACTTCTTTCTCACCAGAAGAAAGTTTAGGCGAGGCTTCACTCAGACTCGTCCGAAATTCCCTGAACTTCATCATCGTTTTCTACCTCTACCTCGTCGTCAGCTTCGTATTCATCTTCAGCTTCGACACCAGCCATTGAGTTTGCTAACTCAACCTTTTTAGCATCAAGAGCAGCATTAAATTTATCAGCCATGATATCGTTAAACGTTACACTAGCGTTTGACATTTCGCCAGATCCAACGTAATTAATCAAATCATTCACATCAGCCATCGTGTTTTTCTCCTAATTACAAATTTATTTATACAAATGAGTTTTTCTACAGATCATCAACATTAATATCATCGCCTTGCGTTTCTTGCTCAGCTTCGATTTGTTTATCGATTTCTTCCATTTCAGTATCGGTTTGGCGAAGAATGTTACGACGTACCCATTCAACCGAGTAGTATTTACCAACATATTCGTCAAGTTCTCGAAGAGTTGCCATTCTTTCTCTCAAGAGTTCGGATTCTTTCAGCTCAACAAAGTGAGTGTCCCTCATAAAATCAATCGCAATATCCTGAGAGGCTGTTTGCCATTCCTCTTCAGTCATAATACCCTTAAGTACTACCTGCGTTTTCAATAGGTCCATGAAAAGATGAGAGAATCTTTTGCGAAGTCTATCAATAAATTTCTGAAACTTTAATTCGTCTCGTGTAATCTCTGTGGATCGACCAAGAG